AAAATTCCAGCAGTAACAAGATTCATAATAGTCTCACCTGGAATCATCATAGACATATAAATACCACTTCTCTCTGCTTCATCTTCTTCCATTTCTGGAGAAATATTTTCTTTTCTTCTTTTAGATTTTCTCTTTCTTTTCTTAGGAGAATAATCAGATTCAAATGGATCTTCCAGATTTAGATCTGGAGCAATAGGAGTATCGACTATTTGTTCTGCAACATCGTCTAGAATTGCACCTAAAAAGTCTTGAAACAAATCTGCTGCTTCTTTATCTTCTTTTGAAGATGGTTTAATAATATCTTTTGTATTTACAAGTTTTTGTGTGTCTTCAGAATCTAGATGTAAATTATAAAGTTTTAATGCATCTTCATTTGCATCATACACATTTACAATGTGATTCTTTGGAAGTGGTGTTGTTTTTGTTGTGGTGTTTACCAACCAATCATTAAGAACAGTCATATCATATGCACCACCCATAGGTCCAGGAATCATATTAGTCTTGAAGACCATAGGATTCTGAATCTTATAAGAAGTTTTCTTTTCTTCAAGAATTTCAGAAATTATTTCTTCACCACTTCTTAGACGGAAAATTTTAATATTCATTTATTCTCCTAAATTTATTCTGGTCTTCTTGAATTTGAACTGCTCATTAGTATATATGGTAGTTCGTTCATCCAGATGCCTAAGAGAATGGTTTCTATACTTGCCATAACTTAGATCATCACCAATATCATACACAGTCACTTTATCTTTGGTTTCAGACTTTCGAAGACCTCTTCCGATAGATTGTAATACACGAATGACCGATTTTGATGGTGATGCAAATATTATGGCATGAATATTCTTAATATTGATTCCAGTACTACACGTTCCATATGAAGCAACAAGAACACTATTGTTAGACCTATCAACAATATTTCTTATCTGCTCTCTCTCATCAATTTCCGTAGTTCCGCAGATAAGGTATGCATTCTTTTTATTTTCTTTTGAGATTTTTTGAAATAAAGGTACTCCATGCTTGTCAACAAAATTGAACAGAACAAGAACATTACCAGAAATACTATTTGCAAGATTGCATATAAAATCATTTCTTTTATTATTTAGAACCAACCATTCTATTTCTTGTTGATATTTTGCTCTCTTTATTTCTTGAACAGCGGATGGTTGATATTTTAATAATAAACAGTCAATATTTAAATCGGCAAGAACTTCTCTGTCAATCAATTCTTTTGTAGATGTTACTTGATAAACAGTTCCAAATAGACCTTCTAACACAAGTTTATGAACCTGTGTTCCGTCTAAAGTTCCAGTTGTACCGATTCTGTAATTACAATTTTTAAGTTTTGTCATTATTTTAATTAATGACTTTGCTTTAAATAAGTGTGATTCATCTCCAATCACAGACTCAAACTGATCAAAAAATGATTCTGGTTGATTATAAACACTCTGCCAAGTTGTAATCACAACTCTAGCATCAGTTTCTTTTTCTTTTCCAGAATATATTAAATGAATATAGTTTGATATTTTCTTCGTATTTGCATAATCTTCAAAGTCTGATTTTAATTGTGTAACCAACCCAGTAGTTGGAACAATGATTAATATTTTCTTTTGAGTTCTTTTTAGTAACTCAAGAAGTATAAAATAAATGATAAGACTCTTTCCACTACCAGTTGGTGATATCAGCAATGCCCTACGATTTTCTACAGCATGTTTCACAGACTCAATCTGATAATCATGCGGTTGAATCTCGGATCCTCTAGAATAGACTTTAGGAAATTGTAATTGACTTATATCTTCTTTAAGATCTATATCGTATGAAACTTTATATCCATTATCAGATGCAAACGATAAAATGTAAGGAATAAGTCCAGCATATATTCTATTTGTTAGAATATTGAAAAGTCGAATCTTTCCATCCCATTTCTTTCTACGAAATGCTGGATTATATTGAGAATTTGGAATACGAAAAGTAAAGAAAGATGATAACTCTTTAGCGATAGACTTTTCGCATTCAATCTCAATATATACAGAATCAACTTTACGAATCTTTATCATACACCCTGTGTGAATTTAATCCATTCGATCATAGAACGAATATTCCAAATTTTATTTGATATAATCTTTGCAACACTTTCGATATAATTTATTTTTTCTTTTTGAATGAAGATTTGATTTCTAAGATCGATAATATCACCATCACTATCGATAAAGCGATCAAGATCATTCTTGAGTATATTGAGTTCAAATGGTTCCCATCCCTTTTTGGATAATTCTTCTTCTGACATTTTGCCAGAATAGTATAACCATTTATCTCTATTTAAGATATTCATCTTAGATTCAAGAGTTTCAAGATATACTTTTTCATCCATCAACATACACAAATACTTATTATGAAGTTGTGGAAGTTTTGATGCTTCATCATCAAGATGATTAGCATCAATTGCAGTATCCATTTCTGCATTTATTTTAATTTTAGCAATATCACTTAATTTCATAATATAAAATTCCTTTTATTAGACACAACTTGGTACTATATTATTTGCAAATATTTCGTACTCGTAATGAGAATATGAGAAAGTTGCAGTTGCTATACTAGTCTCAGCATCTTGTAGAGAGACATCAAAATCTACTCCACCTAAGTATGTAGGATACATGTTTTTAAACTTAAACGCTATTATTGGTGAGTATTTACTGTTTAAAACTAAAAGATATCCAGTAGCAGTTTTTTGTTTTTCTGCATATCTTTCATTCTCTCTTTTGTAATTTACACCAATATCTAACATCCAATCATATAACTCTAACCAATTTTTCATATTTTCATCAACAGCAAATCCAACTTGTAAGTCTTCGTAGACATATGAAGTTCCTGGTCTTTTCAATACCACTCCTGTTGCATTTGATTGTGTTGATGTTCCAAATGAAACTGAAGGAATATTTGCTCTTTGGCAAAAGTATGTCACAGTGGGGCAACGTGTTAATATAAACTGAAATCTATTACCAGTTAATTTATTATTTGTCGCTGGTTCAAAATTATTCTGATTTAAAAAATCTCCAGGCAATTCACTGAGAATATAACTTGGTATATCACTAATGACTTGTTGAGGATTGTTCGTAGGCATACTATTATTTATAAAAGAAAACTCACGAATTTCTTCGTGAGTTTCCCAGATTTATTTTGGATTATCTGAACTACTTATCAGAATCCAGTGTTACCGTGAAGATTCTTAACTGCGAATAGACGGTAATATGCATTGCTATTTGTTTCAAGACCATCACCATTTGGATCTGACCAAGCATTACGACCTCTTGCGAATGGATTTGCAACTAGACCGTAGCGAGTCTTAAATCCGATCTTGGGTTGGAATGTATCTTGACCAACTGCACGTACCATTTGTAGAGGAACGTATGGGCAGTAGAACATACCAGCGTCATATGGTGATTGACCCTTATAACCAACACAAACGAAGTTTGCATTGCTTGCAACGAATGGATCAATGAAGACCTTAAACTTATTGTTAAGGATACCAGCAAAGACGTTGCCAGTATCATCTACTTGCATGTCAACATTGAGTGCTGGTGAAAGATTGAGGAATCCACCCATTGCAAGTGCTGAAGCAACGTCAGCAGAGCAAACAATGAAGTTACCCTTACCTCTACGAGTTTCTTTAGCAATTACGTTTGCTTCGCGTTCAATTTGGAACATAAGTCCACGGAAGCGTTCTGCTGACCAACGACCATCTGAGTCATTGAGAAGATCGTAAACACCACCTAAACCACCAGTAATTTCTTTAAAGTATAGATCTGGTTGATCACAACCAGTCTTAGCAACGTAGTACATACCTCTGAGAATTTCTCTGTTGATTTCGTTCATGATTTCAACTGAGAGAATATTTGCAAGTTCAGATTCTGCATCAAGTCCGTGAACTGCACGAAGATCTTGTGCAAGTTCAGTAGTATATTCTGCCTTGAGTGCGCGAGTACGTGCTTGAACTGCAACACGCTCAATGCTGAATGCCATTTCACGGAATGGATTAGATGATGAATCACCCAATGCTTCTGCTTGTGATGTAAGCATACCACGGAAAGTTGTAAATGCATCACCTCTAGTAACACCACCAGTACCAAGTTCACCGTATGGAATTACACCTAAAGTGTGTCCACTGAGAAGACCAGTTGGACCTTCACCACCAGCACCCTTAGCAATACCAACGCCAGATGCACCAGCGAATCTTGCCCAAGGTTCATCAAACAATGCTTCTGCGGTAGTTGGACCAGTTACACCGTTATACTTAGCGCGCATTGCGAAGATAAGACCAGTTGGTGCGGTCATTGGTTGAACGCCAGCGATATCGTAAGCAACGACGTTAGGCATTGCACGACGAACGAGTGAGATAAGAACTGGATCATATCCAGCAAAGTTTCCTGCTGCTCCAACTTGACCAGTGGTGAAATTACCACCGATGCTAACAGTTGGTGCTGCTTCGAAAAGATTTTGTTGTGTTCTTTCTTCTTGAAGTGCTTTTACTTGATTTTCGAGAAGAACTGCTGTAACCTTCTTCTTGTGATAATCACCGATTGAAGGAAGATCTCCGTGGTCGAGAACTGGGGACCACTTTTCTACTAATTGATCGTAAGGTGTCGTTTCAAAATCTGCCA